GTGATGCAGCTAGATTATAATCAAACCAACTTTTTCCCATACCGACTATGGCTATAGTCGCCCCTTTCAAGCTCTCGATTTTTTCCATAATGTTTTACGATACCGAAGTCCTCAAAGAGTCATATCGGTATTCATCCCTTCTACCTCTTGCTTCTGCTCTGTTTTTCAATCTGTTAACAGATGAAGCAAATCTTTGCTCATAAGCTTGTAGAAGATCTTGTTCCCCCTTCATAAATATATAAGCTTCAATTAAACTACCGTACAACAAAGCATTTCTAGCATTATTAGATAGCCAGGTTCCTGTTGTATCAGTAACCAGTGAATTAGGTTTGTAAAGATAATGCAACTCCACTGTGTAATTGGCATCTGGTACTGGACTTACAATAATAGTAGATCCATCGTTAGACGCTGTAGAGAGCTCTTTGTCAAAATCAGCGTAATACTTTGGTAGACCCCTTAGCGTTGAATCTGTGGGGTCTACGCTGTATTCACGCATAAAAGATGGATGTTTCTTGTCTAAGTAATGATAGTCACCGTTGCTATCTACAACAGCTAATGAAAAACTTAGTTGATAATCTGTTGGAGTTGTTAAATATGTATTACCTGTTGTTAATGATCCAGTAACGTTTTTTCTAAAATAATCAAATTGCACCAAATCAAATATTCTGTTTTCAGCATTTTTAATAAAATCATCTAAGCTATTTACAAATGTGGTTTCAGTATTTTCAGTATAGTTTTGTACTAGCGTTTTTAATTCTGATAATGTCATGTTATTTGTATTGTAACCTCGCCAACACCACCTGTCATTTCATTTACCGTAAAGTTGCTTGGTAATATTGAAGGGTTCATATAGTCAGGTTTAAATATATTTGAATTTACCACTACTACAAATCCCTCACCCTCTTCATGGTCATTATTAGGTCTAGGATTATATAAAGCTTCTGGATCGGCAGTAGCTCTTAGTGGAGTAAGTTGTGGATGTTTGGGTTCGTACATATCTGGTCCTACTAATAAACCATCCCAAGTCCTTTTCATGTCATTTAATTTGTATCTAAAACCACTTATGTCACAAATTCCATAAGCGTTTTTGCCTTTAGCGTATGCCATTTTAATGCATCCTTAAACTAGGTCTAACTCTAAATGAAGCTCTATCCTCATCTTGATCTGCTGCTCTTCTAAATTCTTCCTCGTATATTGATTTTAATTGAGGAGTTAGTTGTGGTGATCTTTTTTGTGATATGTAATAAGCCAAGCCTGCTACAAAACAAGGAAAAAACCTAAATGGCATATCCATAGTATTTGTTGCTGCATCTGCATCATCCATCCTAACAAGCTTATTAAATACTAATACATCCGTAGAATTTTCAGGTGCTGGCCATATTTTTAAAGATGGTGTATTTAATTTGTCTAGGAAAAACTGTGAAGGTCTTGCTTTGGTATTTTTGTTTGGGATATTAATATATTCTGATCTACTAATCCTATTCATGCTTATATCAGTTTGCACATCATTCACTGTTCTACGTAGAACAACGTCTAATATATCTATAATGTTTGAATTTAAAGAATAGCTGCTGGTGCCTTCTGTGACCGTTTGCGTTGCTTGCTCTATAGTCCATTGATTTAACCCTCTATTAGCCCATTCTGCTAACATCAAATTAGCTGATCTGATACCGCTTTTTAAATCATAGCCTGTCCTTAATTCAAGGCCGCATCTTTCATAAGCCTCTTCAATAAACTCAGTTATGTTAGGTTCGAAGTTTGTGCTTCCTGATAACGCCATTATTCTCTATCTCCCTGGTTATATAGATTATCAAACGTTATATCCGGATCCATATAACTCTCATGTTTTTCAGCTGAATGTATATACTGACTTGGAGAAAAATCTGGTGGACCCTCTCCAGTACGCCATAAAGCTGGATTCGTTGCTCTAACTCTATTATTAGGTAAAGCTACAAAATTGCCAGTATATTCACCAGCGTCCGTTAAGTATAGCACATGACTTTGTTTATGTTGTGCAGGATCATCTGCAATACTATGTTCTGTATAATCTACCGTAAACATATATCTACCGGTATAAAATTCACCACCAATTTTGCATATCCAAGGTGATGAGCTTACTCTATCTAATACTACTACTGAATGGTGGTGACTGAGACAATCCCAAGGTTGAGCTAAATGATCTTCCATAGCTTTTGGCCATTCATCTAGCTTTATGTCAGCCACAAGTGCCTCTATCGGCATTCTTGCCCACATAGCGCCACCGTGTACGTTTTCATCTGGATAGCCTTCAAAATCAGTTTCGCAACCTGTAAACACAACTTGAAATGATAATGATCTGTCTGGAATAGTGTTGACTGCGAATGCTAGTGCATGCAGGTATTCACCGTGATAGTTTTGATGATTTGCAGTAAATTCTTTACGAACCCAACATTTAAACTGCGGTATGTTGGAAATCATAGTTCCCCCTTATGTCTTAATTATCTTACGCCGCCTTTTGCTCTATATTTAGACTTTTTATTTGCTCCCATACCGGATGCATACTTTGATCTTTTCATACCACCACCAGCAGCCATATATTTAGAGCCTTTCATAGCTCCACCTCTAGCCATATATTTAGAGCCTTTAGCAGCTCCGCCACCAGCCATATATTTAGTTTTTTTCATACCACCGCCTTTAGCAGCGTATTTTCTTCCTTTCACTCCGCCGCCCATAGCGTACATTTTAGTTCTCTTAAACATTTTTTTTCTCCTAACTTATGGTTGTAACCTTTCTTTTATCAGGTCTGACAGCTCCACAACCCCTTGCTATAAAGCCACCTTTTTTCATTTTAGCACGATTCTGTTTCCTCATAGCTTTTTCTATAGCAAGGCCTCTTGTTCTTTCATAAGAAGAAAGTTTACCGTCTTTATTAAGATCAGCTTTTTTTGGATTTGTTAATGGTGTGCCGCCTTTTTTTAATTTGTTAGATACCATAATTGGTTTACCTTTTCTGTTTGGATTAGGATCCTTTTTTCTTTTCCTAGCAACAAGTTTAGCACGTTCTGACTTAGATAGCTTATTTGCTTTGCTCCTTGGTATACATTTAGGCTTACCCTCAGCTTTTTTTCTACCACCGCATGAGCCTTTTATAGAGCCATCAGCCCCTAATCTTACCCAATCTTCATCAAGCCAACTTTGTAACTGCCCTTTACTCATCTTAATCTATCCGGCATAACTATACCTTGGCCTCTTATAGGACCACCAAACCTTTTACCTTTTCGTTTACCACCTTTAGCTTTTTTTGCGTAATTTGGATCTTTGCAATATTTGGAAGCAGCTAAGTTTGCGTAAGCGCTGGGATAAACATCAAAAGTTCTTTTAGCCCAGGCTTTACCCTCTGGACATATTTTTCCTTTACTCTTTGCTTTCTTCGCCATAATTTAATCCGTCTAAATGATAGTTTAAAGTAAGTTCCTCACCTTTTTCAATTTTTCTAGCAGTAAAAACATTATATACCCTATAATCATCCCAATCTAATTCTTCTGTTAAAAAACAATTAGCATCATCTGAATGATTTAAAAAACCGCCTATAGAGGTTCTTACATAACCAGTTATTATTGGCACTTTAATATGCGACATACCTAAATCAAAATCTGAATTAATAGTTTCTATTGCAAATAAACCATGGCCTTCTATAGTGCTTTTTTGCACCTCTACGCAATCAGGTAGTGGCTTATAATAAAATTTATTGTAAACAGGATACATTATTTAATTCTGCCGTGTTTTTTTCTGATAGCATCCTTGCCACGCCTAAATATCTCTGCTTGCCTTGGTTTACCGCCATACTTAGACCTTTGTTCGCCTACCGTTAATATTTGTATTAATCTAGCGAACGGCTTTCTTGTTTTTTTTACTTTTGCAACCGTGTCTTTAGCGTCTTGAATCGTCGCGTATTTAATAGATACGGTATCTTTAGGATTTTCGTCTGTATACAGGCGACGACCTGAGCCTTTTGGTTTTTTACCTGTGCCTACTTTAGGATCTCTTCTTTTTCTTGCTGGCATTTCTAGCCTTTTTTGTTTGTGCTACTATCTTTTCTAGCACTTTAACTTGAGCTGCATGAGACTTAGAGGCTTTTTCAAGGCCTTTTATTAATTTATCTAATTCTTTAGTGTAATGATAACTCAACAGTCCCAATCCCTTCTTGCCCAATAATTTGCTTTCATTCTGTCATTACCTAGTTTTTCACTCCGTTTACAGTATGACCTTTTTCTTTTTGGATCATTCTTATGCATGCCCAATTTAGCATCTCCAAAAGCAATACGCTTTATTTTTCCCGTAGATGGATTTTTAACAAAGACTTCTTTACGTTTTTTACCATATCCAGGGCTACCCTTTCGGATAGCCCTAGGTCTATTAAGTGTTACAGTCTTGCCTTTGTACTCTGCCATTCATTAATAATTTTTATTCAAAACTAAAATAATAGAATAAGCATCACCGCTAGAGTGTCCAACCGTAGTAAAGTCTATGTCACCAGTCACGCCTGAGCCAGCATTATTAGGTATACCAGAAAACAAATCGTAATATTCATCTCCTGTGCTATCTGCTGGTAAAGGCATAGCTAAAACATTAGTGGTAGCATCAAACTCTATGTTTACTCGCATACCAACGCAAGCCCAATAAATACGAGCAATTGAAACACTGGTGCAAGATTCACCAGCTTTATTAGCATTTAATGCTGAAACATCAACCTTTTTTACTGCCGATTCACCTGTTCCATCTGATACATTAGTAAATTTTAATACTGCGACTCTCTCACCATCTTGAATAGTTTGCGAGGTTACTGTATCTGCCATAATTGCCTCCTCTTATTAAGCGTCAGCAAATGGAGTTACTATAGTGCCTGATCCTAAAACTATACCTTCTACAGCATATTTAGCACTAGCTATAGCAGTACATCTTACTATACTACCTGCTAATCCACCTTTTGTAGAACCATTCATAGTTAATACATCATTAGAAGCACCTGAGATAAACACTTTACCTGATGCGTTGTCTTTACCCACGTAAACACCACCTACAAATTTATCGGTTCCATCAGATTTAATATCTAAATCAGTAGCTGCGGTTACAACAACAAAAGTAAAGGTTGCACCTAAATTATTTAATTGATTAGGATCATCGTCCCTTCCTGGTGCTGTAGCTACAATACTTGGTAAAGTAAATTTACCGTCAGCATCATTGCAAAGTAAGACCTTACCAGCATGATCTGCTACAGTAAGAGTCGTGTCTGCGGTTAAACTAACTACATTAGCATTACCTGCTGAAATAAATCCTGCTAGTGACTGGATAGGACCAGAGAATGTTGATTTTGCCATAATTTCCTCCTCGGAAATAAGTTCTACCGTCTTGGCTTGTCTGCTAGGTCAGTCTGTAGAACAAGTTAATATATCCTAGAACTAAATCATATACTTTATTTACAAAAAAAGAAAGGGAGCCGAAGCTCCCTTAAAAAATTGTAGTTGAGTTGGAAACGCTACAATAAATCGTTCCTATTAAGCACCTTGAGAACCGAATACGGCTCTAAAGTTTGAGTATCCGAATGAATATCTCTCTCTAGCTTTGTATCTCATGTTACCAGTATCGAAATCACCCTCTAATGCAGTTTGCATTGGAGATCTTTCAAAGTATTTAAACCCGTCTGGGCAATCGGTTAATATGAAATAAGCATCTGTATCTGTCAGATAATTGTTAACAACATAGCCCTGTGGCAACATTCCCATGTTGTTTACAGCGTTAATGTCGTTATCTGAAGTACCAACTCTGCCTGGAGAGTTAAGTAGTCTATCCGCAACAAATACCAACTGTGGTGGAACAATAAGTTTCATTCCCTGAAGCGCTATATTAAGACCTCTATCATCTGTAAATGTAGAAATACTAATAAGATTATCTTCAAGAGATGTCTCATTTAAGTCAGCCATAGTTGTAGCTCTGTTTGCTAGTGAGCCACCGCCGCCTAGTGGATGATCTGTTGCAATTAAAGTTTTACCATCACCACCAGTGACACTAAACGCATTGTTTAGTACCGCTGCTGCTTTGATTTGCTTTGTGTTTGCCATAGATCTAGCCAAGGCTTTGGTATATCTTGCGCCAAGTCTGTCATAAAGATTATCCTCAATAGCCTCTTCTGTAAGAGCAAAAGCTAAAGCCACTGTCTCGTGGGTATAACGTGAAGTGTAGCCTTCGTTAGCGTTATCAAATCTGACTCCGCTACCTTCTGCTTTTACTTCAGCATTACCAAACCCTACGATTAGAGTTTCTTCTTCAAATGCTCTATCTGAAGATTCACTTTCGTAAATCTCTAAATGTTGAGCCTCGTAACGAGAATATTCCATACCGAATAAGGCGTTCAAACCAGGCTCTAATTCTTTCGCTAATTGCGCTCTATTTATTGCCATTTATTTATACTCCTGTTGGGTCGATATAGAAGTGCTCATTAAACTTGACTATTACATTCACGTTTGCTGAACCCGTTGTGCTGTTATCTGGATCTGTACTAAAGCCCATAATTCTAAAAGTCGCAGTAGTTGCGGCTGTTGTTCCTGATAATTCCATAGCTGACATACCAGTTTTAGTAGAGCCAGATGTATAGGATATATCAGCGTTCAAACCGACATCAGTTTGAGCTGGAGAACCTGCACTTTGAATCTCAAATACAGCGTGTGGGTCATCATGCACGAATGCAACAATATCAGACGAAACTGTGCATGATGACCCACACGCTGTATTTGAGATTCAAAGTGCAGGTTCTCCAGC